CACCCGCTCGTACATTGCCATCAAATGGCGTATGTACTATTTTGCATGATTTTATCATGCGGATACGTATGGAACGCATCCTATGAAGTAGGATAGTTGGAAATCCTCTCCGGTGGCCTCACTCTCAGTGATGTGCAAAATACCTGGACGTATTGGAAATGGCATATCTAAAAGATATTGTCCGGTAGTACCATTCTGGTCAAATTGCGCACATGTTGGAGTGTATGGTGTAGTGCTACAAGCAAACACAAATAGATTGTTTGAATAAAAAGGCAATTCAAATTCTACCCCTGCGTTGGTATGTGGCACAAACGTCAAGGTACCGTCAATAGTTGGACCAACTGTAATCCCAGAAACACTACTCGACGAAGTAGCAGCAACAGCAACATTTTCTTGTCCCAATCTAACATATACTGGTGAATAATATGCATTTAAATCAGAAATCCAATTAATTCTCTTGCGATTAGAACCTCGCATGGCCAAGAAACAAAATCGGAAATGATTAAAAAGCGAATATCCAGTAGAGACGACACCAAATTTTGATTGTTCTGACGAGAAAATGGGGGATGAAAGAGTGTATGTCCTCTGTCCCGCAGCACCGGTTGGAACTGCATTCTGAGTTGCCACAATGAATCTCTTGAGTAATGCTCTGATGGATAGGGGCTGTTCTCCATAGAAGTTTTCCGCCATACCCTCTCTTGAGAAGCAGTCCTCATTTATTGGAATACAAGACTCCTCCACATTTGTGATCGACGTACCACTATTGTATTGCAACAGCTTGTTTTGTGGCATATATTGTGTCGATAATCTGTTGAACGCGAAATCCTTACCACGTAGGTACACATTTATTTCTACGTCACTATTGTCCGGAGACTGTAGTTGCGTGAATGGTGCAATGATAAGGTAGCCATTCGCAGCTTCAACAAAATTTAATGGGCCAGTAATACCAGCACCAAACATGGTGTTAAATGAGACTGAATCTGGTAAATTGTCCGCCCAGTGCCTTGGAAAGTTCCATTCAACGCACACTGAGTATCGCTGTGTTTCCTGAATATCTATCACATGTGCAAACTGCTTGTTCATGGTGAGACCCGTAGCCAAAATACTGGTATACGCCGCAATATTTGGTTCATACATGATGAGCAATTTACCTCTGTGGAATGCAGAACAGACAATCTCAATGGTGAACTCAATTGTACCGTGCCACTTAGTGAATGCCTGTGACATCATATTCATAGGAGTGGGAACAACATTTTTGGTACCAGAAGGAGCACCAATGAATCCATTAGTCAAACGCGGATGAACAACGAAAAACTGTATAGGATTCATGGGGGCGGTTGCATGGTTCCAAGTAAATGTCGAGAAATATGAAATACGATTCACAAAATTTGCAATGATAAGCTCATCTTCGGATTCTGCGACATATTCAGTGGAAACGGACAACTCTTGTTTGGGATCCAATGTGAGGCGCTGCCCAGTGTCTCTTTGAATCAAAGAAGCACCATTTTGAAATGGCTCATTCTTGACTCTAGAGGGAACGGAATCAATCACTGGGGCTGACCAACCGAAGAGTGAAGCAATGTCCTTCAAGGTACCAAAGGCCATAGTAGATGCTTTTGCATAAGGTCCAATGAGAGGAGCACTTTCAAGCATCTGAGACATTTGTACCATAGAAGAAGACATCTTTTCAACAGGACCAGTTTTGCGTTCGTCATGCATCTTAGTTTTGGAATTGAGTGCAATAACTGTTTGAGTGGCTGTAGGAACACCAAGCTCTACCTCAGACATATATGCATATATATTCACATAAACTGCAGATGGTGTAGAAGAAACACATTTCAACTGATTCAAAACCTGGAAATAAAGTGTCCACATGTCAGTAAAATCATCATATGAAGTTCCAGAAGCCAAAGCGGAAGCAGAATTGTTGTACAAGCGACCCACGGGCATAGGCGATACCCAGGGAAGCTCAAATTCAAGAGGTTTGTTCTCCTTGAAATCAATTAATCCACTTAATTTAGCTTGGCTATAGTACTGAACACGTAGCAAATCCCAAGAGGCAAGTGAATTCGACAAAGTCGTAAGAGGTGCAATGTCAGTGGCCCACGGATATACGGCGCAAATAGCCCGGCCGTAATCAAAAGGGGTACCAGAAATCGCAATCTTGACATGGAACTTAGCCTTGAGATAAGCGAAATTTCTCAGCTTTGCTCTGATTGATGGATCGTTCAAATATAAATCACAAACCTTATATGAACCTTTTACGGCGGTCAATAGTGGTATCGGGAATGTGGCTATTTGAATCGGTCGATTGAAGAAACCTTCGAGATCATGAGACGTTTTCAAAAATGTAACATTTTTGTCTATGAGTGCCTCGTATTTAACTTCTTCTCCTCCAACATCAGTAACAGTATCATGTATTTCAGTCAAATTGGAACTAATTGGACCATCAGAAATTTCTCCGGCAGCTGATTGATATTCGAGCTTACGATCATTAAGAAAGGCAATCCTAGAATCGATTTGCTCAAATTCACGGTGAAGAACGGATAATGCATCATTAACTCGGATCCATTCATCAGTGTAAGACTTGAATGTTGCACTGGTAGCATACTGATTCAAATACTTAAGTTGGTAAGTCATAAGACCGGGACGGGGATGGGTCATTGTTTGAGCTTCCTTTTCAAGGATCTCAATCTCGCGCATGACAGAAGCTCGTCTGTCCAAAAGGAAATTCTCAGAAGATGTTTTAAACATTGTGTGCTACATCCATTTGCACACAAAGTTAGAACTTTGATCTATTTTAGCCAGCGGATTCGAGGACGCTGGTCTATTGTGGTGGCGCATTCACGTGAATTTAATAGTTCCGAAAATACACACACGCAGATACCACCACAAGCATTGTCTACCGCCCATACAATGATATCCAGGGGCCATTGCCCATTATTTATCCTCGCGGGCCACGAGGGGATGTCACTCACTTAGAGTGACATCTTGACAGGAGGGAGGTAGATACTGAGGACTTTTGGGTATGAAAATACCCTATCCTCAATTTCCACCTTGGGAAACCGTCCATTAAGAGCTCGGACATAAATAGATCGGAGATGATCATATTTTTTCTCGCAGTCATCATAAATGGATAAGTGCAGGAACCACTCACCGAGAGCACTATTGGCAACGGAAACCATTTGCTCCGCATATGGACAAGCATCAGAAAGGACTGTGACACTCGACATCTTGAAAATACTCTGTGGGTCCAAAACTGCAATACGTCTGTCCAAAATAACCGACCAGGCAAAAGAGCGCTTCAAGAAAGTAGCATTCTCGATATCAACAAACTCCGTCAACTCTGAACATTTATCTGAAGCAGTGAGCGTCATAGAAAACCTGGTATATATATCTGACAGCGCAATACCATTAACACCTGGTGCTGCAATATCACTCACTGATGCACTTTGGTCATCACCATAATATGCGGGAGAGACATGATCGAAGAAATCTGCAGACTTAGGAATCTTCCCTTCATCTTGCGCTTCTTGGAATGAAATAACCATGAGAATCAAGACAATAAGACAATTAAGCTCTGCTGTTCCATAGTGTCCAGAAGGAACCGAGGACTTTGAGAACAAATCCCCATCAA